CGGCTCCCTACCACCTGAAAAGTCTTCCCTGCGAAGCGGGAAGACAAGCGAAGCATCCCCGTCTGAATCAAACATGGCTTGTAACTGTAAAGGCATTGAGAGAGAGCGGACGGCCGGACCGGCGGCCGGTGGAAAATCGCATTTTCCCGTAGAATCAGCGCTTTAGTCCCGGTCCGGATCCGGCAACATAACATCAGTTATGCGACGTCGCGCGGCAAGTTGTTGACCTGTCGTGATTTCCCCGGACAGCTTTCGCGATCGCATCGCGGATCCACTTTCCGGACCGGCTGGACCGGCTGGCCAGTCCGCCGGCTTCCCGGCTGGCCGCTTCGCGAGTTGTCCGGAATCGGCCGGCGCTCGCTGTCATTGACGCCTTTGGCGCCTGGATATTCACAAAAAAAATATTGCAAAAAAGCCTGCGACAAAAAAATGGGACTTGAAAAGGCCAGATAAAAGGCAGATAGTGCTGCAAATGCCAACACCAGTCTTTGAGACCGAAGGAGAAAAGAGAGCATTTGCGTATCGAGTAAAGAAGTTGCGTAAGCGATTGGGATTGAGGCAGATGGAGTTTGCGAAGGTAGCGGGATTGTCAATCGATACGGTGCAAAGGGTGGAACAGTGTACGTTTGGCGCGTCACACGAGACGGTGAGAGCGATCCAACGGGTAGAAGAGTCGCTGAGACGGAGAATGACGAGGGTACCGGCGTGAAGTGGCTGGCCAGGCTTTACTGTTGGGTGTTCTTTCACGAGTTGATCGTGGTGCACCGGTGTTCGGAGCAAGCGCAGAAGGTGGCGTGTTTGAGGTGCGGTGCAGAGTTTGGGATTCATTTTGGGGTGGAAGCGTTTGTGCCGTGGAATGACGGGTTGTGCATATGCCGGGTGTATGAGCTGCAGGGGCTGACGCTTTTTGGGGATCCGATATACCGGGAGTTGCCGGCGAATTATGCAGATATCGACGGATTGGGGCTGCCGGTGGATCCGGAATATGGGAAGCCGGTGGGGAATCCGTTGGGGAAGGAACTGGACCGATGAGGGTGGTGGCGCGCAGTTCTCAACAGAACCGGGCCTGGTCGAAGTTTTACCAGATGTTCCACCAGAACCGGACGACGACACTGGAGTTTCTCAATGAGTTGCGGAGGGAGTTTGACCGCGGCTGGCTGTATGCGATGGGCTATAACCTGGTACGGGAGACCGAAACCAATGGGATGTTTGAGGTAAGCCCGGTTACGGACACGTCGGCCAGGATATTTACGAAGATTGAGCGATGACGATCACCGAACAGTTTCAGAAGCTTACCAAGAATTTGGGGCCACCGTTGCTGCGGATTCATGTGTCGGAGCCGTTGTGGCGGGAGTTGTTTCAGAAGCTGACGTTTGACCGGGAAGTGCACCGGAACTTGTTTGGGATCCCGATATTTGTGGATACCGCCTACCAGGCCGACTGGTGGAGCGAGCATTATAAGGAAAAAGTTATATTCCACATGGGCGATAGGACGATGGAAATACACAACTTTGCGGACTTTGCCAGCCGGGGATATCTGTTCGATGGGCGGCTGGCGGATCCAGAGGAAGTGATTAAGAGCCTGGACGCGATCGACGGGGTAAAACCTGAAAAATGAGCGACCAACCGGACCAGATCTTACTGTCGATGGCGGAGTACTCCGGCAAGTTAGGGGAAATGATTCGCGAGAAGCTGGGAGCGCGAGGGGTGGTGCCCGATCACCGGGCGATGGTGGCGGAGCCTCGAGACGTGAATGGCGATTTGTGTCGTTGTTGCCACACGATGCTGGAAATTTGCGAGGATCGGTTCAAACGGGCGGTGCAGGGCGATCCGCTGCCGCATCTTCGGCCACCGTTTCAAACCTACGGGGATTTCAGGAGGGGCAATGATCGTTAGAACACTGGGACAGATCGGTTACGACGCCTATCGTGCTCATACGGATGGGAAATCGCTGGTTTCCGGCCAGCCGATACCGGAGTTTGACAAGCTGAGCGTGCCGATTCAGAACGCCTGGGAAGCGGCAGGGCAAGCGGTGGCCGCCTCGGTGGGCAGAGGCGACGAAATTGTGGGCCAGGTGGCTGAATCGTGATCAAAGCGTTTATTTTGACCATGTTCCTGCAGCAGTGCGTTCTGGTTCCGGATGGGACCGGCAACTTCACCACCACCTGCCCGACGTCGAAAACCTTTGTCGATCAACCGAATAACGACATGCACCCGGTGTCGACCAATCCAGGCATCGGTCACGCGCAGTGTTTGCCCGAAGTGCTGTGGGACCTGGATCGGAACGCCCGGCCGTCGCGGCCGCCCAATACCTTGTTTCCGGGGGATACCGGCTGCGACATCGGCGCCTATCAGTACGTGGGAACACCGGGGACAACGACGGTGACCATCAGCGTTAAGGCTGTGATTTCAATCCGGTAGCGTCATGAATTGCCCAACCTGTGGAATAGAATTTATATATTCCGACTGCGTGGACTCACCAGGCGCCACGCCGGGGGAAGGCGACGGGGGAATGTGCGGCAAGTGTGGCCAGTGGTGGACGATCACCTTCGGCGAAGTGGTTGTCTATGAGCCCAGCGTCGAGGAGTTGGAACTGGTTCTGGCCACCTGGGACGAATCCGTTCAACGATTTCAAGAATTCAAAAGGAGATTTGTCAATTGAGAGAAATTACCGATCACATCGTGCCGGGCGACGCCATGAAGCATTTGGTGAAGATCCACGTACTCGACGATCCCGGCGCCGGCGGCGCGCACCACCTGTACCGGATTGCCTTCACGAACAAAGACGGGGAAGAAGAACAGCGCCTCGTGTCGTTTCAGAACGGCCCGATCAAAGAGGCCGGCGTCAACGGTGTGCCAGGGGAAGCGCATATCGCGATCGAAATCGATCGGCTGCGCTGTTTCCAGGCCGGACCGTTTGCGTGCCGGGAAAATGCGCTCGCGCTGACAAAATTGGAGGAAGCGCTAATGTGGCTGCAGCGCCGGACCATCGCCAGGATCAAACGCGGAGTCGAAGGCACGCACGAGAAATAACAGGAGGGGTGGCGCGAAGCGCCGGGGTGGTCGAATTGGCAAAGACAGCGGGACCGGTACCCGCCGGAGGAACGTTGTGCCGCGCGGCACGTAAAACGATCCGCCATTGAAGGTTCGAATCCTTCCCCCGGCATTGGAGGCAATATGCCATTTGAAAAGATCGGACCGGACGAATACAAAGGGCCCAGTGGGAAGACCTTCAACCAGAAGCAGGTGAAGCTGGCGTATGCTACCGACAATTTCACCAACATGGGGAAGGCCAAACGGCTGGGGAAGAAAATCACCGCAACGAAACGGTAGGAGGGGCAATGCCGACGGATGCTTGGGATTTTGGGAAACGGGAGTACAAGTGCGAGGGATGTTCCTTCGCTTCGAGTAACCGCAAGGAAGTGAAAAAGCACATCTACGCCATGCGGAAGGATCGCAACAAGTCTGATAAACGAAACCACCGATAGGAGAACACATGAAACCAGTCGATCACCTTGGGCGCCGGGACACCACCACCAACGAAGAGTTACTTTACACGCTGGCAGAATTCGAGAAGCGCTACCGGCCGAACGGAAGACGCGAGGGACCGCCATCCCGCTACGACACATCTCGTATGTACAATGCGGTTCGCCCTGTCCTTGTCGCCGCGCTGCCGCAAATTGCGAAAACGCCACACACCGGTGCGCGGATGGTTCCCGTGATCATGGCGTTGATCGACATGATGGACAAGCAATCGCCGTTTTTCTACGGCCATGAGTACGGCACCAGCCCCTATTTGCCGGATGAGGAAACGAAAGCCAAAGTGCTGGCTGAGCGCAAAGAGTTGCACAAGAAAGCGAAGCAGAAGAAAGCGCATGTGCCGAAGATCCTGGGCGACGAGCCTCCGCCGGATCCGGAAACAGAGCCCGACAACGATGCCGACGATTTTGCAATCTGCGATATCAACGGCAGCGGTTACTGGGATATGACCGGGGACTGATATGCCGCGCCGTGGAAACATCCCATTCGCGAAAACCAGCACTCGAGTCAGCTCTGAGCTGCGCGACGCGATCCACAAACACATTCCGGACGATGAATGGGTAGACCTCGTGAACTCGATACCGCGTGTGGTGTTCGGTGTCGACGCTGCCCATGATTCGGATTACACGGTGGTCTTTGGAACGGTCGACGGTATCGTCTTCGAAAATTTGGCAGAGATCAAATCGAAGCCACCGATGCGCAACGTCACGCCACCGAAGCCGAAACTGTTAAAGAAGTCCAACGAGCCATGAAACACATCGCGAATCCAGTTGAAGTCGATGCCGCCTACATCGTTGACGCCGCTCCTGACGGACGAGGCGGCTGGCATCTGAAAATCGATTTCGGCAATGAAGACATCCGATCCGCCCATGCAACCGCGGCAATGTGCAGCCGATATTCTCCGACGCTGGGCGATTATTGGGTTGTTCAAGAGGACGGCTATGCCTACGTGAATCCCAAGGAAGTCTTCGAGCGAAAATATTCTAAAAAAGGAGTCCAATGAGTAACGAAGTGTCAGTCGCAGAGCCCCTGTCCGGTTCCGAAATCGTCGAGTCTGTTTGTGCGCGAGTACGTGAGCAGCTTCGCCGCGATTGCTTTCTGTCCCCGAATTCCGCCTACGAATATTTCACCGGCGAGATTCATATCAAGATCAAGGCGATCGACGTCGGCCGCGAAGCCGATGTCGAGAAAACCGTTGTTGTCACTTTAGGCACTGTGCCGGCGGTCGATGATCCGCGCGTTTCAGCAGAGCATTCCGAAGAGGAGATCCCGCGCGCTGCGCCCAATGTGGTGCGCCGTGAAGCCGGCTTGTCTGTTCCGGTGCAAACCGAAGACGGTACCGGCAAAGTCGAGTCCCGGCGTGTGAAATACGCGAAGCCGGGCGAAGAGAAGGCACAGAAGTGAACGCGACGACTACGGCACTGCTAAAACAGTTCAACACGTTTGGTTTTCATCTGGCCGCCGTGGCCGCGTTATCGGCAGCCAGGAAAACCAAGTCGATGATATCGGTGCCGCGGCCGTCCCGGTGCACGAAGGCCTGCAAACGATAAATGCAAATGACGATCGCTGAAGAAGCAAAGAAGCTTTTAATGCTTCATCCCCAACACCACCACTTCGAACTGGTACCGGATCCTTGGGACTACAGGATCCTGGGCCAGATCCATCCCAACGTGCGCCAGGCCTTTGTCGAGCATCGCGTGCATCAGGGCATCGGCGATGCGGCGATTCACGGGGGGATGGATGTCATGACAGTCTGGTTTTCGTTCGATGAGCACGGCGCCATGCTCCAGGAATGGGGACTCGAGGAACCGTCATCGATCGCCAGGAGACACAAATGGCCAAGACTCGGCGCATAAAAGCATTCGAATTCACTCCCGCGGCGATCGTCGATCTGATTACCGGCGTCACTCAATTCGTTCCGCTGCCCGAAGGTGTCGAAGTCATCCGCTACGCCGTGAAGTGGGAAACCAATTCCGCGATTCTGTTCCTCACGCATGAGGACTGGCCGGAAGTGGATCCCGGCACCGTCATCGAACTCTCAAACATCTGGATGGAGCGCCGGACATGACACCGGAACAGGAAGAGCGCATCGTTTGCGCGTTTGAACGAATCTCGGAAGCCTTCGACTTCATGGCCGGCACGATCGAAGCGATGGAACAGCGCCAGGCGCGCGAATTCTCATTGCGCTATCCTTCGAAACGTCAGCCGGAGCCGGCGACAGTCAGCCACGTGAAAACATCGGAGGAAAATCTACGTGAAAACCAAGGCCAAACCGGCGAAAAAAACCTCAGAGACTGGTCAACCCTCGATGACGATGAAGGTTTCACGGGGCCGCGGGAGGCCGCGTGGCTCAAAGTCCACCCCAACGAAAACAAAAAAACGTAACTTCAGTCCCCAGTTTCTGGAAGCAGTTCTCTACAAACACGACATCAGCTGGGATGCTGTACGCAAATCCCCCCAGATCACGCCGATCCTTGCAGAGTCGGAAGGCGGCCTGCAGGCTGTTGTCGACGCGATGCGCTTCTCTGCGGATCCGGATATCATCAAATTCCTGCGAATCTACGATGTCGCCACCAATACCGATCAAGAGTGCGTGCCGTGGGAAGCCTGGGCGATCAAAGCAGGCCTGGATATTCATAATTTGTTGGGATCGATAGTGATTGCGCTGCGTCAGCATTCGGTAAATCTCGTGAAAGTGCTCGCCATCACCGGGCATCCGGCAACCACTCGAGCCCGAATCAAAAACGCGCTGACACCGCGGGGCTACAAGGATCGCGATGCGATCGACACGGCGCTGGGTTTGCTTCCGCAACAGAAGGGGACTACATTCATCGGGAAAATATTCGCCGGCACGGCCACTCCGGAAGAGGAGAAAGCGCCCAGCCGGCCCGACGAGCCCGATGTGGACGATTTGTTTCCGGATCTGTCGGAAACTCAATTCATGATCACCGACGGTAAGTGAATAAATGAATAGACGAGGATTTTTCTCAATACTGGCCGGCGCCGCGGCCGCGCTGACTCTGGATCCGGAAAAACTGTTGTGGGTTCCGGGTGAGAAAAAGATTTTCCTTCCTTCGCATTATGAGTACTCCTCGATGATGGCAGAAATCGATCGGATCACGTTGGAGCGCTTTCGGCCAGCGTTCTTGCAATGGTGGGCTGGTCTGGACAGTCCCCTGATGAAGAGACTCCGAGAACGGGAAATGTGTACGCCAAACGAATAATCCAGCAGAAGCTGGACAAATACGAAAAGGCGCTGGGCTGGTCGCCGGTCTACCACACGATCGATCAGATTCGAGAATTCAAAGAGTACGTCGCGAAAATCACCACGATCGAAAGCAATTCCCGAAATTCCTACGTCCGGCTCACCAAACGACTTTCCGACGACAAGCAAAAGACCCTGCGCATGTGGATCCAGAACGAACAGATCCTCTGCAGCATCGATGCTCATTACTGGCTGACGCGATACGCCTTCATCTGCGATGAGAAGGGCGACATTTTCCAATTCAATTCGCGCGTTTCGCAGGAAATCTTCTTTGCGCTGGTGGCCCATTTCGAAGATCTTGAAGTGGCGATCGAGATTTTCATTTTGAAGGCGCGCCAGGTCGGGATCTCCACAATGACCGCGCTCTTGTTTCTCCATCGCATGATGTACATCCCGAACACTCAGGCGGTCATGGCATCGGTTCAGCAGGACAAATCCGAATTGATCGGCCGCATCATCCAGGTCTGCTACAAACGCTGTCCGTGGTGGGCGGTGCCGCGGCAAACCGTCGATCGCATCGGGAAAATGGGATTCGCCAACGATTCAATCCTCTCGATTCAGTCCGGTATGCAGGCTACCGGCATTGCGCAAGGATGGACGCCGACGCTGATTCACGTCTCAGAACTGGCGGACATTCCAAATCCGAAAAAAACAATTGAGGAAGGCCTGTTGCCGGCGACGCACTCTTCGCGAAAGCTGTTCCAGGTGTTCGAAGGAACCGGAGGCGGATCTACCGGCTGGCAGGCCGACTTCTGGCGATCGTCGAAGGAAGGTTTTCCGATCGGACAATCGCGTTTCTGTCCGCTGTTCATCCCGTGGGCTCTTGCGACCGATCTTTATCCGGAAGCCGACTGGATTAAGAAGTTTCCAATCCCGCACGACTGGACTCCGATGAAGGAAACCCGAAAACACGTTCTGCGAATGGAACTCTACATTCGCAACACTCCGTTTTTATCCCAAGTGGCCGGAACAAACTGGTCAATGCCGCGGCAGCAACAGTGGTTTTGGGAATTTAACTACAGAGAAGCGGTCAAAAAGCACACTGAACGGACCTGGGCGTCTCAAATGCCGGCGGACGATAACGAAGCGCTGACAGGCAAAAACGACATCATTTTCGCGCCTGAAGTGATCGAAATCCAGCGATCCGTGCGCCAGCGTACCTATCAGTGCTATGCCGTGATCGGAAAGTCGATCGATGACGGCTTCGAACCGGATCCCAACGAAGTCGATTACGACCAGGAGCGCATCGAGATTCACTGGACGTCGCACCGCGAGGAAGAATTCGACTGGATCCTTGTTCCGCTGTTGCCGCTGACTCCGGAACAGGAGCGCGAAGAGACCATGTCGCTCGATCGACTTTATGTTTTCGAAGAGCCGAAGGCCGGCCGCGATTACTCGATCGGAATTGACACCGCCGACGGCTTAAACAAGCCGGATGAAGATCGCACGATCATCAATGTGACTCTGAGCGCGAAAGGAAACTTCCCAGACGTGCAAGTAGCGGAATTGGCCAGCTTGCGAATCAATTCTCCCCAGGCTGTAGGCTTCGCTGCGGCTCTGGGCGCCTGGTATGGACAGAAATGCCGCGATGAACGCGGCGCGAAATTCTGTATTGAGCAACGCGAGCGGCCGGGTGACGACTGCCAGCATCAGCTGAAGATGATGGGCTTTCTGTTTCACCACGAGATGATTCGTTACGACGACAAGAAAGTAAAGGAAACCAATTCCAACAAACAGGGATGGTATTCCAACGCCTGGTCGCGTCCCTTCATCATGAATCGATTTGTCGACGCGGTGAACAACGGCTGGTATAAAGCAAACAGCCAGTGGCTGATTCAGGAGCTGGAAAACCTTGAAAGAAAAATCACCGCGGCCGGAAAAACAAAAATCGAACACCAGTCCGGGAAGCACGATGATCGCGTGCTGGCTGCCGCTTTGGCTTACATCACTCGACACCACATGGATGTTTTGGCAGAGCGCTCTGAGAAAAAGTATCAGCTCCGGCGGGGAAACATTCCCGCCTTCAACGCCGAATATGCGAATATTGCCGCCATGAGCGTGGGGGATTGAATGAAAGAAGCCGGCGAAGTCTTTTTCGTGCTGCCGCCAAATTTCAAGTTTCATGGTCCACAGGATGTCAAATGTCTGAAGTGCGGAAACCCGCTCAATGATGCCTGGCTTTGCGCTGACTGCGGAGTCGATCAGCATGGGCGAAAATGGCCGCCTGAGCCAATGTTCCATTGTGAGCTGAAGGGAATCGAGTAGTGCCTGAACTCTGGTTACCAAAACATCTGCGGCAGGCGCAGAAGCGAATCGCTGTCGTGTTCTACCAGAATCCCAAGACCCAACACATCATCGTCGGATTCCCCGAACAATTTCCGATTCCTCCGGCCTGGGCAAAAATTGGCTATGTCAAATACGTCTGCCGATCGGCCAATGAAGTCGATCAGTGGGATAAAAAGCTGCGCGACCAGGAACGTCGCGAGAACGAAATGACCGATGAGCAGCGCGAAGCCATTGAAGGCCCGGTGCGTCAATACGTGAGACAGGAACTGATTCACAAAATGATGAACTCGCGCAATCCGATCAATCGAGAATTCTGCCGGCATGCTTTAGAGAAGATCGACGCCGACGAAGCTCGCAAAAAAATGAAACGTGAATCCTTCATGCACATCGTTGGATTTGAGGACGGCAAGTGAGTTTCACCTACGAAGATTGCACGATGCTGATGTGTCCAGGATGCAAAACCGGGCGTCTATCCGATGACGGCCACGATGGCAACGTATTGGTAAAGGCACCAGACGGCCGGCTAGGAATCTGGTACAAAACCTTTTTCGAGGGGAACTGGAGTCCGACTCCGCCGGGATGCTACAGCTGCGGAAGCTTCTTCACACTCCCGGATTTGATCCAGGTTCCTTTCGGCGCGCGCCAATGGATCAACGATAAAGGCGAAACCAGCGACGAGTCGCTGAGAACTCCAACCGGTGGTTATTACACGCGACGGACCTTCGTCGTCGATGTTGAGGCCAGAAAATGAGCGTCGTACTTTACCGTTCCGATGCGCCCACCACCAAATGGCAGGTGCCACCGTTTGAAGATTCGATGACGCACTGCGTCGGCTACGTCGAAGAGGCGATCCAGGAAGGCGAAGGATACATATCCGGCCAGACCTCCTACAAAAATCTCGCCAAGAACATGAAGATCTTCGATGGGATCTTCAACGACAACGCACGCTCGACCATGAACACGAATTTTCTGAGATACAACATTCGGAAATTTGTGGAAACGATTTCAGACGTCCGGGAAATCGGAACGGTCGGATCCGACGCGGCACAGTATAAGCAATTTGCAGAAATCACCAACAAGCTGATGAACTGCATTTATACAGAGTCGCAATTTCCGCGATCGCTGCGCAAAGCTTTGCAGTGGGCCGCGGTCACCGGCGTGGGATACCTGTGGCCGAAGTGTAAGACTGAGGATTACGGCTATGGCGAACGCAAGATCATTTTCGAGCCACTTGGCTTACTCGACGTGCTTCCCGTGCAAGTGCCGTCGACCAATGATATTCAGGAATCCTACGCGGTCACCATATACGAATACATGCCGATCGCCGAAGCGCACGCGCGTTTCCCGCTGTACCAGGCCTCACTGGTACCGGTGAATCAATGCACATACCCTTCGCGCCTCACTGCCAAACGCCTGGACTGGGCAGAGAAATTCCGTTACGGGGACAACACGACGCGCAATTGGGGAAACCTGTATTGCGAAGTACGGTACACCTTCATCCGCGATCTGCGAATCAACACCACCGGCCACGAGCTTCCCATGGGCGATCCCAGCACCAGCTGGTTTTACAAAGTGCCTTCACTGGGACAGGACATCTTCGGCGGCATTCAAAACAATCAGCCGACAATGCGCAAAGCCACGATGATGGACTGCCGCGTATACCCGAACCTGCGCTGCATTATCACGAATCCAGGACTGAAGCGGCCGATGTATGACGGACCCGCGTTTGACTGGCACGGGAAAATGCCGGCGGTGCAATACGTCGTCGACGACTGGCCATGGGAAGCACTCGGATTGTCGCTTGTGGAATCGGTAGGATCGATCGAGCAAACCAAGCGAAAGCATGAGCGTTCGATGGATCAGATTCTGACCACGCGTGGCGATCCGCCCATGGGCTACGATCGTACGTCGACCGGCGGACCGAAGGTGGAAAACTTCGACCTGTTCGAACGCAAAACGCGTATGGGCGGAGACGGCCGGCCGAAGGATACGTTTCAATCTCTCCTGCCCGACGAAGTCCAGGTCACCGACACGAACTACAAATTCCTCGATTACATTCGCCACTGCGAGGAAGAGCAGCTGGGCATTAATGATTTGGGAAACCTGATGGCATCGAAGATGAATCTCGATGCGGACTCGATCGACAAAATGCTGGAAAGCGTCGGGCCGATCGCAAAGGGCATTGCCACGAGCCTGGAAGGTGGAAACGCGAAGATCGCGAACATGATGAAATTCATGATCCCGCAATGGATGGACACCAAGCGGATCATCGAATACATCGGACCGGACCGGATCAACACGATCATCGAAGACTTTGATCCGGCATCGATGGTTCCTTCGCACAACATCGACGAATATATCAACGGCGAACTGCCGTTCACGATCATCGATGACGTCGCGATCATGACAGACAGCAAGTACGACAAGATGACGCGCGCGCGAAACTTTGCGAAAAACCTGCGTCTGATTTCTGTTCCGTCGACGTTGCTGAAAATCACACAGGCGCAAGAGCAGCTGAAATATCTACAGCTCTACCGCGGCGATTTCCCCATCAGTCCCCACACGGTTGCAAAGAAACTCGGGATCGATAACTTCGGCGATATTCCCGGCGACACCGAGTTTGAAAAGTGGGTGAACTGGAAGAAAATCCAGATCGCTCTGATGGCGCAAGAGCGCGAACTTGCAGCCAACCTGGGACTGATGCCAACGAATCCCGATAATTCAGCCGGTGGCGATGGCGGTGGTGGGACCGAAAGTCCCGGAGGCGGATCCGGAGCACCACCACAGGGCGGAGGGCAGAAACCGCCCGGCCAGGATAACCACCACGCCGGCGGCCGCCCACCGTCTGGAAAAGAACCGCCGAAGATCGTCATGAAGGGAAAGCACGACGGAAAACCTAGAACCACAATTGTGGAGTCGAAGTGAAAGCCGAAGACAGCATCGCGCGCCCAAACGAATTCTTCGTGACCGAACAGTCGCTGCCGGCCAACACGCCGGCGGAAGAAATCTTGTCGCGCTTGCGCGATACGCGCATGACGGGACAGCTGACGTATCACTTCGTCGAAGGTGGCATCCGAAATATCATGCTCACGCGGAAGACAAAAGTTTCGTCCCTTCGTGAGAACAAAACGCGAATTTATTCAAGGCGAACGTAAAATTAAATTGACAGCAGGAATCCGTTTGCCGTAAACGTTGTTGCGTCACGAGATTCCACGTGCCCCTTGTCTCCTTAGAAGGGACTCACCGATGGCCTCGCATTTAGCGGGGCCATTTGTTTTGGTCCCAAGGAGAAAAGATGGCGACAAAGATCATTTCCGGAAAAGCAACGAATATGGGCAAGTTTGGCAAGCCGAAAGCTGCCAAGGGTGCCGCTGCAGCCAAGAACACCACAGGATTCAAAAAGTAAGTGTCTTCCCCGACGCCACCGCCGATGGGGGGAGCGCCACCCGCGCAGGCTCAACAGCCTCAGCCGGGAGCGCCACCTTCGCAGGCGCCGGCGAATCCCATCCAGATCATGCTCGCGCAGATGTTCCAGGTTTGTAAAAAACTCTCCATGGAAAATCCCGTTGTTGCCGCTGGAATGGAAAAGGCTGCCGAAGGTATCCAAGAGGCCCAGACCGCGATGCTGACCCAAGCTCCGCAACCCGGACCGGAGCAAAGTCCACCCCTCTAAGGAGAATTCACCATGGCAACAGTCGCAGAAGTATTAAAAGCATCCGGTTATACAGACGCCGAAATTTCCGCGCTCGACGCGAGAATTATTTCTGGCGTCACGCAGGTTTTGTCCACGGCCGAACAGGCGGAAAAAAGCGCGCGCGAAGCACGCGACCAGGCCGAACTGGCCGATCGCGCACAGAAAGATCTGTACGCAAACAAAATTGTCCCAGCGTTAAACGACTGGGGAAGTGAAAAAGCCACTCTCGAGGCGCAAGTCGCCTTCTACAAAACTCAGGCCGAATCGGCCAAAGGTGCAGGCTTCATCCCGAAAGACGCTCCCGGATACGTTCCTCCGGCCAACCAACCTGGTCGAAATGCCGACGGAACCTACGTCGCAAACGCCGGTGGCGTGCCCGGCTCGCCAGCCTTCATGACCAAAGCGGAAGCGATTTCCGCGGTGAGCAACGCGACTTTCGTCATGAACGAGCACTTCCGCCTGTACGGCACACCGCTGCCAGACGATGTTGAAACTCTGGTGAACGAAGCCGGCGCTCAGCGCCTGGACTTCCGACAATATGCCGCGAAGAAATACAACTTCGAAGGCAAGAAAGCCGAAATCGCTGCGGCGCGCGAGAAAGAATCGCGCGACAAACTTGTCGCCGACACCATCGCAGAGCGCGATAAATGGCACGCCGAACGACAAGGCAGCAATCCGAATCTACGACCGGGGGAACAGTCTCATTTCTCAGAATTGAGGAAGGGGATTGACAGCAAAGCGATCAAGGATCCGCTGTTGATGAGCAAAGAAGAGCGCCACAACGCAACAGCAGCGCTCATTCATAAGGACATGGTAGAAAACGCAGCTGCGGCTGTGCACTAAAGCTGAAGGAGATCCACGATGCCGAACGATCCACTTTATAACGAGATAGACGCAACGAATCTGGAGTCGGTCCGGAAGAATGTCGTCTTTCAGAACCTGTTTGTCGACACGCCGTTTCAGGCGAAGTTGCGCAGGGCCGGTGTCTGGGATCCATTCCTGGGCGGTTCCGGGATGATGGAAGGGTTTATCTACGGCCGGCCGCAAGGCGCCGC